ATAAGATCGAAGAACTCAAGTTTGAGGGCAACGATGTTATGGGCAAAGCCACAGTATTGGATACTCCAATGGGACAGATTGTTAAAGGTCTGCTCGATGGTGGCGTTCAACTGGGCGTATCGACTCGTGGTATGGGAAGTTTGATGCAACAAAATAACGCAATGGTCGTCAAAGACGACTTTATGCTTAATGCTATTGATATAGTACAAGATCCATCTGCACCGTCTGCATTTGTTAATGGAGTTATGGAAGGTGTTGATTGGGTTTGGGATAACGGTATTTTGTCGGCTCAAGCAATTGAAAAAATGGAGACTGAAATCAAAAAGGCTCCACGTGCTGATCTCTATGAGGTTCAGGTTCGTGAGTTTAAGAATTTCCTCTCGTTGTTAAAAAACTAAATGAAAAGGGAGTCAATTAATGACTGATCAAAATCAAACAGATCAAGATATTGAGCTCCATGATGACGAGGCTGTCATGGAAATGTCTGATCACGAAGCTCAGTCAGTCGCAAGTGCTGATAAAGCTGCCGATGCTGGTAGCGCTGCGCCAAAGCGTAGCACTGCAGGCGGTGCGGCTGATTCTTCTAAACAAGAACCAATGCCAAAAACCAAAGCTGCTCTTATGGCAGCGATGATGCATAAAATGCAGAAGATGGATAAGAAATCTCTGCAAGCTATGTATGGCAATCGAATGGAATCCGTCGACGAAGAAGGCGAAGTAGTAGTTGAAGCTAAACCTGAAATTACTTACGAAGCAAACTTCGAGGAAGATCTCAACGCATTGGTTTCTGAAGAAGCAACTCTTTCAGATGAGTTCAAAGGCAAGGCTGCTACAATTTTTGAAGCTGCTATTAAGTCTAAGCTCTCAAATGAAATTGACCGTTTGGAAGAAAAGTACAATGAAGAACTGGCTGAAGAAATCTCAACCACTAAAGCTGATCTAGTAGAAAAAGTAGATTCCTACTTGAACTACGTCGTAGAACAGTGGATGGAAGACAATAAGGTAGCTGTACAAGCTGGTCTTCGTACAGAGATCGCAGAGAAGTTTATGAACAATCTTAAGGATCTGTTTGTAGAATCTTACATCGATGTACCTGAGTCTAAAGTCGACCTAGTTGACGAACTTGCTGGTGAAGTTGAAGAGCTGGAAAGCAAACTCAACGAATCAACAGGTAAGATCATCGAAATGACTGATGAACTGGAAAACTTCAAGCGTGATGCAATTATTGCTGAAGCGTCGAAGGACCTTGCAGAAACTCAAGTCGAAAAACTTAAGTCTTTAGTAGCTGACATTGACTTCAACGATAACTTCGCTGATAAAGTCAAAACAGTTAAAGAGTCTTATTTTACCGAAACGGCAGTCACTGAGTCAGAGGATGAATCAATTGATGAAACTTTTGAAGTTGAATCATCTGATGTTATGGGTCAGTACCTCAATGCCATTAAAAAACAAACTAAGTCCTAAAGGGAGCACGAAAGATGGAAGTATCTTACGATAAGCTTGTCGAAAAGTGGGCACCGGTATTGAATGAAGAATCTGCCGGAACCATTCAAGACGCACACCGGAGAGCAGTAACTGCTGCTGTTCTGGAAAACCAGGAACTTGCCCTCAAAGAAGAAGGCATGTTGAACGAAACAACTAACGCAGCTTCTACAGCAAACTGGAACCCAGTTCTGATCGCACTCGTACGTCGCGCAATGCCTAACCTCGTTGCTTACGACATCTGTGGTGTTCAGCCAATGACTGGTCCAACAGGTCTGATCTTCGCAATGAAGTCAACCTTCCAGAAGACAAAAGCTGGTGTATCAAACGGCGACGAAGCTCTCTTCAACGAAGCTCCAGTCGGCTACTCAGGTGACTCAGCAACAACCGGTAACGGAGCGCTTGGTCCATCTGGTTTGGCTGGTACATTGGACGGCGACAATGACTCAACAATCATTGACTCCGAATCAACACACGTACCATACGCTGGTGATGCATATACAACAGCTGAAGGCGAAGTACTCGGCGGAACGAGCCAAGAAGAACTGGCTCCAATGGGCTTCACCATCGAGAAGGCAACAGTTACCGCAAAGACACGTGCTTTACGCGCTAACTACACCCTCGAACTCGCACAAGATCTGAAAGCTATCCACGGCCTGGATGCTGAGACTGAGTTGGCAAACATTCTGTCAACAGAAATCTTGGCTGAAATCAACCGTGAGGTTGTACGTACAGTCAACCGTCAAGCTAAGATCGGTTCACGTCAAACTTCAAATCAGACACTCGGTATCTTCGATCTGGCAACAGATGCAGACGGCCGGTGGTCAGTTGAGAAGTACAAAGGCCTGATCATGCAGATCGAGCGTGAATCAAACACAATCGCTAAAGAAACACGTCGCGGTAAAGGTAACTTTATCCTGTGTTCTTCAGACGTTGCTGCAGCCCTTAACGCGGCTGGCATGTTGGATTACACTCCAGCGTTGTCAAGCAACCTTAACGTAGACGACACTGGTAACACATTTGCTGGTACACTCAACGGTCGTATGCGTGTCTACATCGATCCTTACTCATCACGTGATTACATCAACGTGGGTTATAAGGGTACAAACCCATACGACGCTGGTCTCTTCTACTGCCCATACGTACCACTAACAATGGTCAAGGCTGTAGGCGAGGAAGACTTCCAGCCTCGGATCGGCTTCAAGACTCGTTACGGAATGGTGTCAAACCCATTCGTTGGATCAACTCCATCTGACGGTCTGGCCTCTGATCGTACAGATCGAGCGTGAAGCGAATGCAATTGCAAAAGCTACACGTCGCGGTAAGGGTAACTTCCTGGTATGT